AAGTCTCTTTTTGGTGAAGTAGTTAAAGATTTTACTTCTTCCACTTTCACCAGTATATTCATCATATTGTTTATCAATCTCAACTTTAATATTTGTTGGAGTACATCGTAAGTCAATCATCTTTTTATTCATTGTCCAACGATCTGCCATTTCAGCAGTAGTTAAAAAATCTTCTGGTTTTTGCTCCATCCAAACCTCAACATATTTCTTACGCATTGGGGTTTGTCGCTTATTAGTAACGAATGTATCATCTGATGATAATATGTTTGGAATTCCATCGCCTGAATCACCACGAATAATATGTTCCTTTAAATATGATACAGGATCTTCATGACGTACAAACTTTTTAAGTGTTGGTGACCATTGTTTGATATTACCAATATTATGAAGTTGAATAAAATCCTTATCAGCTGAGATAATTACAATAGGTTTCATTTGACCATACTTATAAGTTAAGTGACCAATAATATCATCAGCTTCAGCGCCTTTAACATAAATCACTTTCCAAGGTAAATTATCATTTATCTCGTCAAGTACTTCATTGAATAAATTCAAGATCTTCGGCCAATCATACGGAGACTTTTCTCTACCTTTTTGTCTTGCGGCCTTATAATGAGGGAACTCATCTTTACGCCAAGATCTTGCATCAGCACAAATAATTACTTCATCACAACCAAATTTCTTTTTATATCCTATAACTGAGTTTATTATCAAATGTCTTATAAGATCTTCATCTACATCAGTTTGCTTCTTTGTTACTGCCATTAAACTACCAACAGCAATTCCATTGAAGTCAATTAGCATCATTGAATTCATAGTTTTTCCAAATCATTAGAGTACTCATTTTCAGCTGTGGTACTCTTCCAGTGTTTTAATTCTTTCTCTAACTCTTTCTTCTTGTTAGTCAATAATACAATGTTATCAAGAGTTAGAGAATATATGTTCATTCTCAACAATGTATCAATATAATTATATCCACTTTTCGTTAAGATGTTAACCATTTGCTCTTTATTTTTCTTCTTGAAATCAATAACATTAGTAATCACTTCATTGATAAATCTAATCTTTTCATTAACAAGATCTAATGCCTTTTGATCTCTATCAATATTGAATACTAATCTGTTCTTGATATATTCAATACGTACATCAACAAAATCTTCGATTAGTTCATAAGGATTATCATATATCTTCAATTTGCCTTCATAATCAATGACAGTGATATTCTCATGAATAGTTTTCTTAAGAGCAAATACTGGTATAATATTTGACTTGCCACGAAGTCTTACTTCAAATTGAAAACCGTTTTCATCACATTGATCTTCGTATGAAGTAATTTTACCTTTACTTGATAACTTCTCTAAATGCTCAATATACTTTTCACGAGTGAATACAGGTGGTACTTCAGTAATACGAATCTTAGTTGAACTTATAACCTCATATGTTCCTTCAACAGAAATCTCAGATCCTATTCGTTCAACCTTACCATTAAATTCAGGAAACTTAGGAACAAGCTTCATTCTACGAATATCTTTACCAGCCAATCTAGCCTTAACTAATTTAAGTAATACCTTTGGATTATATGGCATGATCTTAGTTGCAAATCCAACAGAAATACCTTGAACTCCATTAACTAGAACCCAAGGTATCAATGGCAAATAGTATTGTGGCTCAGGATCTTCAGGATCAGCTTGGTGAGGCATTACATCAAAATCAGTAAACCACTTATCAAAATTTTCTGATAAACCAGTGAAGGTATATCGCGCCGCGGCCGCATCAGGAACAAGACGAGATCCAAATGAACCTTCACCTTTTAATAATGATATGTTATTATTAAAATCTGCAACAAGACCATTGATAGCATCTTCTAAGGATGCTGGACCATGATGGAAATTTGCGTGTGAGATAACAGCACCCGCAAGAGATGCTGTTTTGGAGAGTTTATTACGAGCAACCTTATTGGCAGTATAAAGAATCTTGCGCTGACCGGCTTTAAGGCCGTCCATCATACTTGGAATAGCTCTATTGAATAGAACATACTCCGAGTACGATTTGAACTCGTTATTAACTAATGCTTCTATTGGTTTCATAATTTAATCCTCATATGTATATTATATCATACTTTTGATGAAAAGTATACTAATATTGCAATAAAAGCCCGTTAGAAAAAGAACCTCTCTGTTTCAATTTGTCTAATCTTGCTTCTCTAACCTCATGTTCAGTAATACCTTGAATCTTCATGATAGTTAGAAAGACTTCATAAATATCGGCAAACTCACTAATATCTGTATAATCAGTTTCAGCCAATTCATCTAACTCTTCATGTACTTTATCAATTAAGAACTTCTTATATTGAATAGGAGAATCATTTGGGCTTACAATTGATAACTTCTCTTTTGGAATAATGTCTTTGTATTTATTTCTTATTAGCTTGTACACAATAACCAGTCCTTTCTTAATTGAGCATCATTACCTAATGCAAGGTGTAATGCTTTTTCATCTTTTACATCATCCATAGTGATCACATCATAGTCATCAGTATTGATGATATCCCTATACTCTGACGCAGATAGAGAACCTAGACCCTTAGCATATTTAGTGGTCCAGCCCGTCAAATCAGTTTCAGAGATTTCTTTTAACGTATATAGATACTTAACCTTTTTACCCTTCTTCGCAATCATTAGCGGAGAATTGTAAATTCGTACTTTATGATTTTTGAATAGCTCTTTCCAATGGGAGAAGAATCCAACCAATAATATCTTAATATGGTGGCCATCGACATCTTGATCTGTGAGAATACCAATATAATCATAATTCATTGTTGAGATTGGTTCCCCGAGAGATATACCAAGGATATTCATTACATCACTCAACTCTTTATTCTTAATAATATCAGTAAGTTTCATACCATAAGTATTCTTGACTTTACCTTTGAGCGGATATCCACCATGTATTTTTGGATCTCTAACTTTAATCAGATTACTAATTGCCGATTGTCCCTCAGTCAAGAATAAGATATTACCCATACCTTTGGCTTGTACGTGCGATACAACCTTTTTTCTATGAGCATCTTTTTGTTTCTTTCTCAATTCTCTAGCATCGGCTAATTGTTTCTTAAGTAATTGAGCTTCAATGATTGGCATAATAAGATCTTCATTACGCATAATCTTATTGAACCATTTATCATTAGTTTCTAAATCAGAGAATAAACTTCTGAACTTAGCAACTTCAAGAGTCATTCGTTCTTTGGTTTGGCTTTCCCATTTAAGATCTGGGATCTCATTCGTAATAAGAACTATAACAAATTTTGATTTGATGTCATAAGGTTTAACTTTGATCTTATATTTTTTATTAATCTTATCTCGTAAAGCATTTGTAATGATCATTGATACATGATCAATATGTGATCCGCCTCTAAAGGTTTCAATACCATTTAAGAATGAGATTTGATCACCAGATTCTGATGGAAGTACAGCAATTTTATAATGATCGGTTTCTAGTAGCTCAAACTCTGGATCGATCATTGATAGATAATTCTTGAATGCTCGGCTTTTAACAAGCTTACCATTCATCTTGAATTGAATCTTGGGGTAACATACCGCTAAATCCATTACTCGTTTTTGAATCATCATTAGATGAATATCATCAAGATGATCCATATTCAATAATTCATAGTCAGGTTCAAATGTTACACGAGTACCTTGATGTGATGATTTTGATACTGAAGCATCGCAATGAAGCATACCATCTTTACATTTAATATGCGTACGATCATTTCCGTCATCAGTTATGACAGTAAATCGATGAGACATAATATTAACAAGAGATGCTCCTAGACCATGTGTACCTATAGATACAAATGAATCTTCACCAAAATTAGCGCCTGCTCTAAGATTAGTAAAAGCAAGTTCTGCTTTAGTCTTTCCATGATCATTATCATACTTTGATGCTACACCACGGCCGTTATCTTCGATAGTAATTTTATTACCATCAACTTTGATCTTGATTAGATTCGCATATTTGCCATCTGTTCTTAGATATTCATCAATTGAATTTGAAATGATTTCGTCAAATAGCTTGAGAAAAGCAGGAACAATATCAATGTCTTGCTTTTTAATACTATCATCATGTATCCCCCACCTATTATGAGGAGATAGCGTAATATCTCCTACATACATACCAGGCTTTTGTCTTACATGATCTCTCTCAGATAAGACTTTAATATCATTACTTCTCATAATATAATCCTATGGTGTTGTTGCTATAGCAACAATCACAAGTATAATTATTCCCCATATAGTCACTAAACCTAAAATTACTAATGACTGCCATAGGAATTTAATCAGCGCGTTCAAATTCTGGTGCCTCAATTGTAACATTGTCTTTATTCACTTGAAAGCCAACCAGAAATCCTTCACGAAATCCAGCTGCCCAAGAAAACTTAACAGCATAAAATACAATAGCAATAACTATTATAAACTCAATCCATGTAAATGTAAACTCTTCTAAGAACATCTTTTTGAGTTTGGTTTACGCTTACAACGAAATGTACCATGACTAGTATTCTTTCGACTAATACGATTTCCATTAGTATCTTTCTTTAGGGTCATTCCTGGAATTGCAGTTTTACTCATTTTTTACTCCTTGCCAAATATTATAATACCCATTACGTTCTGCAATGGTTGAAATTTCATCTGCCGTATATCGTTTAGAACCACATCCGGGTAATGTCCAAATTTTATTTCCAGTCGCGTATGGATCTGTGATAGATACATACGGACCGAATTCTACTCTATAAGTTTGTTTCACGCATTTTTACCTACTACTGCTTCAGTGATTTGATCATAATGGAAAGATCTCCATTGAGGTTCCTCATTAGCCAAAATTTCTGTTACAACAAGAAGATCATTAGGATGAGTCCTAGTACCGGTTCCAGATACTGGAGCCAATAGTTCTTCCTTAGTTGTAAAATATCCAGTACGATTAGAGCCATCTTTCTTGGTGAAAGTTACTCTTACTGGTCCATTGGCCAATGCCGTTTTTAACTCATTTAGCTTCATAATATTCTCCTAATATCTACGACTTTCAAGTAATGTTGCAATTACATTTTCAGATGAATTATACACTCGATTTGCAACCTGCTTAGGTGCGGGTACAGATGCAACCTTAGTAACCGTACCACCATTATCCAAAAATTCCTTTACTTGTTTAGCCAATACCTTGCTTGCTTCTTGTCTATTCATGATATAGTCCTCATTTCATCAAAGGGTTATTCCTTTAATTTATATATTATATCATACTTTGATGCTCTTGTACAGGTTTTTTTCAACTTTTTTGAAAAAGTTTTTTATAGGCCTATAAAATATTTTTATAGTTATTCAGAAAATTATCAAAATATCCAGAATATTCTAAATCAGATGGTCTATAACTCTTATCCTTACATGGATGTCCATCAGGATATGGACCAGGCTTTAATACTTCAATTTTTCCACCAATTTCGAGAAATTGTTTAGTATCTTCAGCAATTTGATTTCTAAGCTTCTCATTTTTCATCATCATTTGTAACACTCCCAATTCCTATTTTAATGGCTATGATACCATTGTAGTTATCTTCTCTCAATAGAACTTCTTCTTTCACTTGCCACACCAACTCAGCATAATTTGTATTTCCTCTTGTTGTACACAATTCAATAATTTCTCGTTTGAAGTTTTCCTTACCATAATTTTCAAGATCTTCTAACAATCTCTTTGAAGAACCATAATAATCTTTCCAGTCGGTCTCTACAATTTTGATCCGTTTTCTCTTCTTACCTTTAAGTGGTTTAAGCTTCCTCTTAGTTTTGAAATATTTACGTCCAATATAGTCATGGCCATTAACCAAATTTGTAATACGATATATGAAGCCATAATACTCCCCAATATTGTCAGAAGTAAATTCTTTACCTTTATATGTCCATGTTAACTCGTTCAACCTCAACTCCTCCTCCCATGCGGCAGGTATGTTGTTGCCACTCAGTTGGTATAAATTTCTTTATATTCATAGATCATCTAAATCAAAATCTTCATCTTACTATTATCAATGGCTGCAACAT